GACGTCACAACGAGCACCGGCGGAGGATCACAAGCGGCAACGCTCAAGACTTTGTCCGGGCTCACGAGCGGGCAGTACGGAGGCGCCGCATCGGTGGCGCAGGTGACGGTCAACGAAAAGGGTTTGACCACCGCGGCCTCGAGCGTCGCCATTGCCATCACGACCGCTCAAATCACCGGCCTCAACGCCGCAGCCGTGCAGGCGCTGGCCCTCACGGGGGGCACGGTTTCTGGATCGCTCTCGGTGTTGACCACGGGATCGGTCGCATCGTTGACCGCGACCCAATCCGCGACAGGGACGGGCTCGGGTCTGACGGTAGACATCAGCAACACGTCCTCAACCGCGGCCGCTGTCCGCATCACAAATCAAGGGCTCGGTGCGACTCTACTTGTTGAGGATTCGCCCAACCCAGATTCCACTCCATTTATAATCACGACGCTCGGCAATGTCGGCATCGGGACTCTCGCGCCTTCCGCGAAAGTGGACATCGCCGCCGGTGATTATGGGAACAATCAAAATTTTGGACTGCAGATCAGCACCTACAACCACGAGTGGATCAGTGCGGTCAAACTCAAGTCGAACGCGTCTGGTCAGCCGCGGCTTGCATTTGAGGTTCCCGGGACGGCGCAGGGCTCCGTTGTGGAGGCGCTGGCGATCGGCGCAGTTGCTGGCAATGTCGGCATCGGCACGGGCACGGATCCCAACGCAGCAACAGCACCCAAGCTCTACGCCATCGCATCGACCGCTTACGCTGCACTAAAAGCTGAGCAACTCTCAACAGGACCGACGCTCGAGATTCTCAACACGACGGCCGCGACGACCGATTGCGTGACGATCACAAACTTGGGATCAGGCAACAGCTTGATCGTAAACGACGACACGGTGCCGGACTCGACAAGGTTTGCAATCTCGTCGAGTGGACGGGTTGGCATCGGCACGACACCGGACGCAACAGTGGCGCTCAACCTGGACTCGACGGGCATCAAATTCTCGGATGGGTCCACTCAGGTCGGCGGGTTTTTCACGGGCTCAGCAACGTACGACGCGCCGTCGCTCGCAGCTGGCGCGTCGACGACCACAACCGTCACGTGCACTGGTGCGTTGACTAGCCACTTCGCGCAGGCAACTTTGTCGAGCAACACTGGACTAACGATCAACGCTTTTGTCTCCTCGGCCAACACGGTGACCGTGCAACTCCGCAACGACACCGCATCCACCATCGACCTCGCGAGCGGAACGCTCAAGGTGCGCGCCTCTCAGTAAAAGCGGGCTGGCTTGCCTAGAGACTCAACCCCTAGGCTGGAGAGGATGACAACTCTCCACTGCTTAGGGGTTCCGCACACCGTCACGCATCCCGACTACTCCGCTTGTGCCTTCACCCAGAAAGTCTTGAAGTTCCTTGAGATGTTCAAGGACTCGAGCGAGTACCGCACGATTCATTACGGACACCCAGACTCCATCACCGCCGCTCACGAGCACGTCAACGTGACCTCTCGTGACATCCTGCAAGAGACCTACGGCGATTACGACTGGAGGAGAAACCAGTTTAAGCACTCGTCACAAGACCTAGCGCACAAGGCTTTTAATCTCATCGCAGGAGAGGCAATCAAGCGACGGAAGAAGAAAGGCGACATCGTGCTGGCATTCTGGGGAGGCACGCAGGAGGCCACCCACATTGCCAACGCTGACAAGGACTTGATCATCGTTGAGCCGGGCATCGGCAGTGGCCATGCGTTCGCTCCTTTTCGCTGTTACGAGTCGTATCCGCTCCGCTCGGCATTCGTGGGCACTGAGGGCGTTTCCTACTGCAATCCAAAGTGGTATTGGCGAGTGGTCCCGAACTACTTCGACACGCGCAACTTCGACGCTACGCAAGAGCGAGAGGACTACGCGATGTTCGTTGGCCGACTTGGTACCAACAAGGGCTTGGACATCGCCATTGATGCGTGCAAGCGGATGGGAATCAGGCTCAAGGTTGCTGGCCAAGGAGGCCCCGAGGGCATCGGGCTCAAGGAATGGCCGGAGCACGTCGACTTTGTTGGGTATGCTGGCATCGAGGAGCGCAAAGAGTTGATGGCCAAGGCTCAGTTCGGGTTTCTCCTCTCCACCTATTGGGAGCCGTTTGGCGGGACCGCTGTCGAGATGATGCTCTCGGGGTGCGTTCCAATCTGCTCAGACATGGGAGCCATGACCGAGTACATCGTCGATGGCGTCAACGGGTTCCGGTGCTCCACGATGGGCGACATTCTGCGAGCCATCCGGATCGGCTACCGCATCGACCGAGCGAAGATGGTGGCATTCGCTCAGGCCAACTTCTCCCTCGACGCGGTGAGGCCAAAGTTTGAGCGAGCGTTTGCCGACTTCCGCGACGTGTTCAGCGGCGCGGGGTGGTACGAGGATCACAACAGGCCGTGGACCGTCGGTTACGGGCTCGACTACTCGCCGCTCAGTTGATGGCGGACAGTAGGGTGTGGACTGGAAATCATTACTTCCGACAATCGGGCGGGTCATTGGTGGCCCGCTCGGAGGCATGGCTGTCGAGGCCGTTGGCAAAGCCATCGGAATCAGCGAACCAACCATTGCCAAGGTGCATGATGCTCTCGAAGGAAACACGCTCACAGACGCGCAGATCGTGGCCTTACGCGAAGCGGACGCGCAACTGAAGGTACGGATGCGGGAACTCGACATCGACCTTGAGAGACTGGCCACGCAGGACAGAGACAGCGCGAGGGCGATGCAAGCCAAACTCAACAGCCGCGTGCCTGCCGTGCTGGCTCTCGTCATCACGACCGGATTCTTCGGAGTGCTCGCGGGTCTCCTGACCGGACACTTTGATCTCTGGGACAACGCGGGGATCACCATGCTCATCGGTTCGCTCGCAACCTCCTGGGGCATGGTCGTCTCGTTTTACTACGGCAGTGCCGCGAACCTCGGGAGGCCACCGGAGAAAAAATGAATCTCAAGGAGTACGGCATCGACATCGCATTTCTCTGCGCCGGTCTTTTCGGAGCCGTCCTGACGACGGGAAAGAACGCTGCACGCAACCTCGGCAGCACCATCTCCTCACTCGTGGCCGGTGCCGCAGCTGCGAACTACCTGACACCTGTCGTGGTGCAGTTGGTCAAGGTTGAGGGGGAGCGCACGCAGTACGCCATCGCCTTCCTACTCGGGTTCGTTGGTCTTCGAGCCGTCGAGTTCGCGAGCCGCAAACTGATCCCGCACTCCATCACAGACGAACACCATGAACCCGAACCTGCTCACCCTCGCAAACGGAGCCGCTAACGCGCTGATCGCGTTGGGCGGGATTGCGTTCGTCCTGTTCGTCTTTGGCCGTCCCGAGTCAAAGATCTACGAGTCGCCCAAGATCGCCAAGCTGATGAAGCTCGGTCTTTCGCTCGTATCGGTTGGGGCAGTGCTCAACATCGTCACATTCTCCACGCCTCCGATCTCGGAGATCATTCTCAACTTCGGACTCGGGCTCACCTTCGTCCTAGCTGCCGTCTGGCACTTCCAAACTTTTGTCCGTCACAATCAACCTACGAAAACCGATGAACTTCGACCACTCAAACCCGCACGACCTGCTCGTCGTGCCAAGCGTCAATCTCGCCGCGCTGATGCTCGGGTTGACTGAGGTGCATCAGCTGGTCAGCATCGGTGCCGCATTGGCAGCACTGGTCTATACGGTGCTGAAAATCGTCCAACTCTACCGAGACTTAAAATGACCCTTTCAGACCAAGGCCGAAAGCTGCTTCTCGACTACGAAGTCGGCGGTGGCGAACCGTATTACCGGAAATTTCTATCTCGGCCAACGTGGCCGGGGGAGCAATCAGGTGTGACGATTGGCGTCGGATTTGACCTCGGATACAACTCCGAGAGTCAAGTGGGAGAGGCGTGGGGCACATTGTCCAACATCAGTCTCGAACTCTTGATGGGAGCAATCGGCATCCGTGGAGAGAGTGCGCGACTGTGGCTGTCCTCAAGGCCGATGGTGCGAGACATCGAAGTGCCGTGGGAAAAGGCTCTGGACGTGTTCGAGCGCATCACCGTCCCGAGGTTCTACCTGCAACTCCTCCGCATCTATCCACAGGCGGAAACGCTACCGGAACCCGCTCGGGATGCACTGCTCTCGCTCGTCTTCAACCGTGGCACTGCGCTTTCTGGAGATCGTCGAGCCGAGATGCTCGGGATCCAAAATGCTCTCCGCGATGGCCGAACGCACGACGTCCCGCAGCTGCTCCGCTCGATGAAACGACTCTGGCCAAACACGACGGGTCTCCAAAAACGCAGGGACGCCGAAGCTGACCTGTTTGAGAGTGCGTTGTGACCGCTTGAGTGGTACAGGGTTGCAATGCAACCCGCCGACTGGACACCTGAGGACCTCGACACCCCCGCCGAACAACTCGCCGAGCGATTCGGGATTCCAGTCGCAACCGCTCAACGGATGGCCGACTGGCATCAGGCAGAATTGGCCAACCACGTTGAGAGGACATCATCAGCCGCATCGGCCGCGCACATGCACCGGATCCTAGCGTGGATGCTCGGTCCCGGGGACGCTAAAGCAAAGGCCGTCGCTCTGTGCTTCGCCGCCGATCTGCAACCGCTCATCGGTTGGCACAATCTCTCCGAGGCCGCGACCGACCTAGGGATGACGTCGGCCAATCTCTCCAAGCTCCAGACGGAAATACAAGCGTGGCTGGCACTTCCGGAGACTCAGTGGAACAAAACCAAGTATCGCTTCAAGCAGTCTAACCAGCCCATCCTCAAGGAGATGCCGACAGTGGAGAGGGTGGCGCAATCGTTCCGCCGATGGGTTCAACGCGTTGATGTGGAGAAACTTACAGTTGACCAAAAGGAACGCATCATCGCTTCCCTCTCGGAGATTGTCCTATTCTCGCAAAGCCTAGAGGAGCAATGATTTAAGCGACGGTTGACGGGCTTGGTTTCGTGTGGGACGATTCTTCTACGTTCATCCGGTTGCATACGCCGGTTGTCTGGGTTGTCCGGTGCGGATGAGTGAGGTCATCCGCACCGGTAAGCTCCTCAAACTCAACGAGTTTGCAGGGCATAAAAAAAGATGAAAAAACTGTTGGACAGAAAACGAGAACTGTAGTTTACTGGGTGCAGTTGAGGGGCGGAGACCCCGAGACGAAACAACAACTCCAAGACAATGAAGACTACAAAGAGCAAAGGTTACGAAGTCGAAGTAGACATACTCAACCTCCTCCCTTACATAAGGGATACCCGAACATTCGGGCACACGTACATCCACGCCAAAATCCGCAAGGCAACTTTCTGCTACCTCGGATTCGTCGGGACGCTCGACGGCCAGCTGGTCCGCGCAACCTATTGCGGATGGGGACGCAGCCTTCAAACACGTAAGGGCCACAAGTACAAGGCCCACATTCGTTTTGAGGCGACAGGAAAACCCGTTCCCTCCGCACGCCTTTCGGACGTGCGCCCTGTCTAAACCCGAAACCCCAAACCTACCTCACAAAATGGCCGGATACTCTGGATTCTCAAAATCGAACAACGCTGTCGCTGCCGAAGCAAGAGGGCGTCACCCCGCAACCGCAACCGCTCGCCTTTTGGGCGTCCCTGTTGCATGGGTTAAACTGCAACGAACAACCGAATGGCACCACACCTCGAGCTGGTACAACTCGACCGACTATTACGACCTCGAAACTCTCGCGGAGCACCTCGCAACCGAGGAGGGACAAGAGCAGTTGGCGCAGGTTAAGGCCGAGATTGCATCCCGGAAAAAGGCACCTGAGATGGTCATCGAGGGTGTTGTCGTCAAATGGTTGGAGTGGTCCGGAACTCGTGCACACCCAATGGCGAAGGAGCGACGAGAGGAGAACGCGACCATCACCGATGCTGGTGGAAAGTTCGTCACGGTTGCACTCCAAGACGGGACGACTTTCAAGAAAGGCAAACGCACCAACGGGTTCCGCGTGTTCAAAGCGGGGAAAGAAATCTTTTTTTAATCACCATGACAACAACATCAAAAACCATCCAAGGCGAGATTCTCCTCGCTCTATCAACCATCGACTTTGTCCTGCTCGGCACCCTCGAGTGGGACGCATGGACAGCCGCAGTGGGCGTGCTCGGCCTCGTCTCGGCCGCCATCGGCATCACCTACGTCCTTGAGGCCGCGAGAGAGGAGGCGGGGCAATGAGTCTGCAAACCATCCATCACGAGGGCCGAGAGTGGTACCTCGTCTCGCCTGAGGAGCATGCAACCCTCATCACGGCCAAAGATGCCGCTCTGTCCATCGCGCAACGGCTCCTCGTCACCAAGCGTATCGAGACCCCGCACGGGGACCTCATGCTCGCGCCGAGTAAACGGTGCCGCCGGTGCAACGGGGACAAGCCATCCAAACGGGGGCAACGCTATTGCTCGGCCTGCTCGCGAATCAGCCGAGTTGAGTGCATGCGTGCCTACTGGCAAAGGAGGGGCAAGTGATCGCCATTGACCCCGGGGTGGCCGGCGGATGGGCATACGACATGGAGCATGGAGCCATCGAGTGCTGCAAGATGCCAGAGACCGATGGGGACATCCTCGCGGGACTCCGCAACCTATACGCGGTGGGCCATCGCGAGATCCGCATGGAGTTGCCAGCCAAGGCCATCTTCGGGGCCGGTCACTCCTCGCTCGCGGTGCTCCATCGCAACGTCGGGTTTATCCAAGGGGTGGCGATGGCCATCGGTTTCAGTCTTCTCCTCGTCCAACCGAAGGCGTGGCAGAAGGTCATCGGCATTTCAAAGCGAACCGGGGAGGAGCAACGGAAGTGGAAAAACAGACTTAAAGAGGAGGCACAACGCAGGTTCCCAAACCTCCACATCACTTTGAGCACAGCGGATGCGGTGCTCATCCTCGCCGCTGGATTAGCGGCAAAAAACCAAACCAGACAGTAACTAAAAAATGAATAAAGAACTAATGAAAATGCTACTCGACGTGGCGTTTGGACAAGAAAAACCGGAAAAACAGGCGGAGCAAATCATCCCCGAGCAGCAAATTGTCGTGCTCGATCGCGGGTTTGTTTACGTCGGAAATGTCACAATCCGAGATGGTTGGGTCAGCATCGAAAATGCGCGAAACATCCGTGTTTACGGGACGACGAGAGGACTGGGGGAATTGCGAAATGGACCGCTAAAAGACACCAAACTGGACGACTGCGGGATTATATTGGCTCCGCTTAAAAGTCTCATCCACCTAATATCATGCGAAGGATTTTAACTTTGGATGGGTGCGGGTACGGGTACGGGTCCGGGGTGGGGTCCGGGGTGGGGTACGGGTCCGGGGTGGGGTACGGGTCCGGGGTGGGGTACGGGTACGGGGACGGGGACGGATACGGGGACGGGTCCGGGATGGGGGCCGGATACGGTTCCGGGTACGGTTCCGGGTACGGGGACGGGTCCGGGTACGGGTACGGGTACGGTTCCGGGTACGGTTCCGGGTACGGGTCCGGGTACGGGGACGGGGACGGGTACGGGGACGGGGACGGGAATTAACAAAATAATAATAAAAAACAACAACAACAGACAGTAAAAATATGAACAACGAAAACAAACCACTGGCCCTCTTCGCAGGGGTTAACGACCCCGTCGGGGCAGCAATGCAACTCGGTGAAGCCTTCGCCTCATCAGGGATGTTTGGATGCACCAAACCCGCGCAGGGAGCCATCCTCGCGCTCCAATGCCTGACGTCGGGCCTGACCCCATTTGAGGTCACGCAAACGTACCATCTCCTCGACGGCAAGCTGTCGATGAAGGCCGACGCAATGCTCGGTCGGTACAAGGCCGCAGGTGGCAAGGTCATCTGGGGCACTCGGACTGCCGAGCGAGTCAAGGCTCGGTGGGTCTACGGAGAGAACGACATCGAGATGGAGGTCACGATGCAGGAGCTGGTGGCCAACGGGGTCGCCCTGGGCAAGGGAGGCGAGTTGAAAGAGAACTACAAGCGGCACCCTCGCCAAATGCTGACCGCTCGTCTCATCTCAGAGGCAGTGCGGTTGCTCGCACCGGAGGTCGTGAGCGGGATTTACACTCCCGAGGAAGTCAGCGACTTCGGCATCATCGAGCGAGTCGAAAAACCCGCTCAGGCGCAGGTCGTAACACCGGAGGCGTTGCCACCGGCTGAAGATCCAGAGCAAGAGTTTAGGGACATGCTCGGGGAGCATTACACGTCCGCACTCGCGTTTTTCAAAACGGACTTGCTCACGCTCCTCAACGCTAAAGTCCAAAAGGACATCCGCACTCGCACCGCTGACCTCATCTCCAAACTGTAAAGCACTATGTTCAAAGTCGATAGAAATGCAGCACCGGAAAGCTCGTGGATCAAGACCCCGGGCATCTATTCGGGGACAATCAAGTTTCCGAACGAGATTGAGTGTACGCCGAAAGGCGAGATGAAGATCAGGCTCGAGTTTGTGACGGAGTCAGGGGCGAAGGCCACCGACGACATCATCAACGCGGAAAGCCTATGGTGGAAACTCAACGTGCTCCTCGCCGCGGCTGACCCTGACGGGAGCAAAATCAACATCCCCAACGGGCAGTCGGCAGACTTCTCGAAAAACTCGAACTTTATCGAGTTTGTGCGGAAGTTTGATGGGCTCTGGGTGACCTTTGCCATCTACCTCGAGACGTATCAGAAAAAGGACGGATCGCAGGGGACGGCCACACGGCTCAGGCCGATGGACCCGAGGAAGGGCAAAACGCAACTCCCAGCGAAGGCATTGGAGCAAATCAAAAAGGCCGAGGAGGAAGCCGAGGGACCGGACGAGGTTCCGTTTTAAGCCATGCAACCACAACAACTTGACAACCTGATTAGACAAGCCATGAGCACAGTCGAAGCAATCAAGACCGAGGTCAGAGCCGTGATGCTCTCCTCAGAGTTTCAAGATCAACTGCGAGAGATCGTGAGGGACGAACTGGCCGACGAACTGCGAGACCAGGGGAAGCACCCCGACGCGCTCGCGTTCGAAATCCGATTCCTCCGCCGCGAACTCGAAGCAATGACCAAGCAACTCTCAGCCATCAATACGATCCAATGAATCAAGAACTTAGGGAACTCAGGCCGGTGTTCGCCGATATGATGAACAACGTGTTCCGCATTGTGAATGACAGCCAAGTGAGGGACTACTCTTACGACGTGTCCTACCGGGACTTAGTTGATCGGATCGGAAAACTCGAACAATGGGCAACATGGCGCACCAATCAGGCGACGGCCATCGCACTGTTCCTCAACAGACCAGAGGTCATTGAGACCGTCGACAAACTGATGAGCATCCTGTTGAGCGCGAGGAAACAGTGGGTTGAACCCACGGAGTTTCACCAACTCTCAGCGCACCTCAAAACCATCCTGAAATGAACAACCTTCACCGCCTCGGGGCTGGCATCATGGCCGTCATCCTTGTCACCGTGTTCGTCTGTCTCGTGGCGGTGGGCTCATCAAAAAGAAAATGAAATCAACACTCTACGCAGATCCGAAATCCATGCTGTTCTGGGTCGACGCGAACGTCGAAATCCCCAAGCGTGACATCCCGGTGATCGTCCTAGTTCGAGATGGCAAGCGCACGTTCTGTACGCCATCGCACCGCATGGCCTTTGCGTGGTCAGGCATCAAATCGCCGAGCGTCGTCACCCATTGGGCCGCCATGCCGAAACCCCCAATCATCAACGAAATATGAAAATGCGCGAACAAATCCAACACCTCGAAGAACAGGTGGCCAGCATCCGCGAGGCCTTTGCCGAACTCTGGGGGAGTATCTCGCTCTACCTCTCGCAAGAGCAGATTGAGAGTCTCAAAACCTATCACGTCGAGGAGTTTGCGGAACTGGAGGGGGACGAGAAATGAACGCCGAACTCCTAGAAAATGGGGCCGCATCGGAACTCATCGAGGATCTGGTGGCCGAGTTGGCAAGCGTCGTCAAACGACTCGAGGCAGCAAACGCGGACTACTGGACGCTCATGGACGCATTTAATCGCCTCACAAAAACCTGTCAGGACCTTCAACAGCACAACGCTCAACTGCACGACAAGCTCAAGGAGGCCTATGACGCCGCACATCCGATGACCCTCGTGGAGCGGGGGAAGCACAAGGCGTTGCAAACCATGTATAACGCCGCACTGGAGGAGATCAAACGACTCAAATCCTGACCTCGGAGCAGGTCGAAAAACACATGCTGACACCGTATGAACGCGCCGCCTCCTACGCGGCCAAAGTGCCCGGGGCCGTCTCTGGGCAGGGAGGCCACTCGGCCACCTACGACCTCGCCAGAGTGCTGGCTCACGACTTCGCCTTGAGCGAGTCGGAAAGCCTCCAGATCCTAGAAACGTGGAACCAGAGGTGCTCGCCACCGTGGTCCCGCAAAGACCTCGAGCACAAGGTCCGACAAGCCGCGACGAAGCCACACAACAACCCGCGAGGCTCAAAGCTGGACACGCACCAGACCGTCAGCCCGACGGGGAGGTTCATCATCAATAGGAACGCCGCCCCCGTCGACCTGTCGGGCGACGACTCGTCGGCCTCGACCATTCGCTTCCTTCGCGCCGCGTTCATGCCGGGGGAGCTGGTGTGCATTTGCACTCAGGCTCTCGAGGGCGAGGACGGGAAGCACCGTCCTGGATCGCACGGCACCTTCAAGCCGCTCGAGTGGTTCATCGACCAAATCGAGCAGGGAGACAACCCGTTCACCTGCTCCTCGGCCTCGGGGCGATGGATCCGCATCAACCCCTACCGATCAGAGAGCACGACGGGGGCGGATTCCAACGTGGCAGCATACCGTCACGTTCTCATCGAGTTTGACGACCTTCCCGAGGCCGACCAGTTGGCCACCCTGAAAGGGTCCAACCTGCCGCTCACCGCTATCATCTCGAGCGGTGGCCGCTCGTTTCATGGGTGGGTCCGAGTGGACGCACCCGATAAGGCAACGTGGGAGGCCCGTAGGGACCTCGTGTACCAGTATCTCGAGGACGCTGGTCCTTGTCCTGCAAACAAGAACCCGGGCAGGTTCTCGAGGCTCCCCGGCTGCAAACGGGGCGACCAATGGCAACGGCTCATCTCATTGAGAGAGGGACCGGAGACGTGGGAGGAGTTCGAGGTGTGGTTGCGTCGCAGAGACCTGCCGCAGGTCATGACGTGGGAGACACTCAAGGACATCCCCATCATGCCGGATCCCACCTGCATCCTAGGGGAGCGGTGGCTCTGCAAAGGTGGCTCGCTGACCATCGTCTCCTCGTCGGGAGTTGGGAAGTCCTCGTTCTGTCTCCAATTCGCCACCGCGATGGCGACCGGAACCCCGTTTTTCGGGATTGCACACCCCGACGGCAAGCCGATGCGGGTCGGCATCATTCAGGCGGAGAACGATTGGGGTGACGTGCTAGAAGCCATGTTCGGCTCGGTCCAGTGGCTCTTGTCAGCAGGCCGAGGGACGGTCGGTGCGGGGCAACTCCTCAACGAGAACCTGAAGCTCTTCCGTGAGAATACCAAGACCGGCCACGTGTTTCTCGGGATCTTTAGGCAACTCATCAAGGAGCACCGGCTCGAGGTCGTCATCATCGACCCGCTCATGGCCTTTTTCGGGGGCGACGTTAACGACCAAAAGGGGATGTCAGTCTTCCTCCGCAACACCCTGCAACCCATCCTCGAGGAGACCGGATGCGTCGTGGTCTTGATCCACCACACGGCCAAACCCAAGGCCGAGAAGG